ATGAGTTAGCTCTCATTGCCCGTCAGTTGGCTGAAAATCCTGCTACTCGTAATGATTTCCTGCGTATGACCAAGAAAGTCAAACCAGACATTACGATTGACACAATCGAGCTTGAAGACAAGTTCGAAGCACGTCAGCAGCAGAACAATGCTCGCATTGAAGAATTGCAGGCCAAGCTGATGGAAAAAGAAGCTCTGGAAACGCTTGAAAAGCGTCGTCAGGCTTTGATTAAGTCAGGTAAAGCTCAGACAGAAGACGACGTTGAGAAGATCGAAAAGATCATGCTCGAAAAGGGCATACAAAATCACGAGACCGCTGCGGACTATTGGCAGTGGATGAATAAAGCGTCTGAGCCAACTGGTCAGGCGTTTTACAATCCGAGCGTCCTGAACGAGACAGCACGAGATACGTTGTCAAAATTCTGGAAGAACCCACAACGTGCTGCTCGTGATGAGGCGGTAAGGGCAATGCAAGATCTCCGCAAGGGAACTCGCATCGGCCTTTAATAATCTAGTGTCGTAACAACTAAGAGGTATATCTCGATGGCTATTGGTGGTGGTATTATCCCAGCAGCAAGCTCGTCGCAGTTTACAGAATTAACGTACGTTACACGCCGTGCGTTTATTCCCAAGCTGGTGGTACAGCTTTACAACAGTACCCCGCTTATGGCTGCGCTGATTGCTAACTCTCAAACCGCAACGGGCGGTGTTTCGTCCGTTACTGTCCCCGTTCAGGGTGCTCAGTTCGTTAACGCTCAGTGGTCCGACTACAGCGGCTCGTTCGCTCAGCCGTCGGTTCAGCAGGGTGCTTACAACGCTGAATTTACTCTGAAACTGATGATTGCTCCTGTTCCTTTCCTCGGAATGGAAGGCGCAGTTCAGCAGGACCATGCAATCATTCCGTTGATCGAAGCTCGTATGAACGATGCAACCAACGTGATGATGGATGCTATGGCTTACTCGCTGTACAACAACGTCACCAACACTCAGCAGTTCACGGGTCTACCCGCCGCTGTTGACAACGGTACGACAGCAGCAACCTACGGCAACATCAACCGTTCCACCTATACTTGGTGGCAGTCTGGTCAGTATGCCGCTGGTTCGGTTAACCCGACCCGTCAGAACATCCTTCAGTACATTTCCGGTACGGTGAAGAAGGGCGCAGAAGTGCCTTCATTCGGCGTTTGCGGCTTTGGTACTTGGACGCTCTTGGCTCAAGATTTCGTCGGTCAGGAACAGTACGTTATCACTCCTGGTAACGGCTTTGACAACGACGCTAACGGCCCGCAGGCTGCTTTTAAAGCTCTGATGGTTGCTGGCGTTCCGATCTATCCTGATCCCTATTGCCCAGAAGGTACGGTGTACTTCTTGAACACCAACTACCTGAACCTCTACATCCATGAGGCTGGTCAGTTCGTGTTCACTGGCTTTGAATCGACCCTTCCCAACTGGCAGGTTGGCTACGTCGGCGCTGTTTTGACAATTGCAGAACTCGTCAGCACCAAGCCTAAGTCGATGACCAAGGTCACTGGCTATAACTACCTAAACATTTAAGGAGGATCTGATATGTCTCTTTCATTAAATAAGATCCTTGTTGCCTCTACGCTGACCAACACTCCTGCGTCGTATCCTGAAACGATTACCATTTCTAACGTCGGAATTGGTAACGCAACATCTATGAACGCTGGTGTTTCTAGTGCTCAGTACATTCCTGCTGGTGCTTATACCCTGCTTCCTACGGCAAACGTAACTATTGAGTTCAATACTTACACTGCCAATGCGAATAGCTGGACCACATTGTTTGCTGCATCAACTGGTGCTGTATTCTGGTCAGACGGGTACAACTGGCGGGCAAATGCTTCAACAGGTACTCAGACGTTGGTTCTGTATGGTGTCAACGAAGGTGTTGCCGCGACTGGTCAATACAACAAGTAAGGAGTTAGGTTCATGGCTAATCCTGACTCAGTAGGCCAAAATACGCAGGATTCCTTTGGAAATTTTCGAATTTCTACTGGTTTTGCTCCTGCTAATGCGGTTGCTAACGCTGTTGTAGCGCTTCCCATTCTTAACGGTGGGATGCAGGGTTCTGGTAACGTAGTGATTCGTCGAATCACAGTTGCTGGAGCTGCTAACCTTGCTGGCGGTTCGGTACAGTCTTTGGCTTCTACCTATGTAACCATTGGTACAACCAACGATGGCGGTAATTTGGTAACATCCAACGTGGCGTTGTCTAACGTCATTAACGGATATACTTACCAAGACATTACGCTTGTGGCTGCGGCTGCTAACACTTGCTATCAACCTAACGCGCTGTTTGTTAACATTACGGCTGGTGCCGTTGCTAACCATCAGTTCCGCGTTAATGTCTATGGCGATGTTATCAGCTTCTAAGAGCTACTAGTAGCGACCCCTTCTAGTAGGCCCAGTACCCTCTCACGTTTTGCGTGAGGGGGGAAATCCTTGAATGGTGTGGTATGACAACGCTTAACGATTACATATTTGTTACACGGCGTTTGTTGCACGATGCCAATGCTAACTTTTGGACTGACCAAGAGTTAACAATTGATATTAACGGCGCTCGTCAGCGTGTTGTGCGCGACACTGGCTCTTTACGCCGTCTTCAAACTTCATCTGTTTATCAGAACCAAGAAGTCTATAACTTTGTTGATCTGCCACAAGGCGATCAGACAATGGACATTCTTACGATCAACTTGTACTGGGGCACGACTCGCGTTCCCTTGATGTACAAGCCTTGGACACAATTCAACGCCGAGCTGCGCTATTACCAGAGCTATATTGGTCAGCCAGTCGCGTTCAGCCTTTACGGCACTAACAGCTTTTACATTGGTCCGTTACCTGACCAGACATATACGATTGAGCTTGATACGGTTATCAGACCAACTGACATGGTTAACCTGACTGACGTTGAAGTCATCAAAGATCCGTGGACAGAGCCTGTTCCGTATTACGCAGCTTACACAGCCAAGTTCAAAGAACAGAGCTATGGTGAAGCTGAGATCTTTCGTCAGCAATATATTCAAAAGTGCCAGAATCTTTTGGCTACTACGTTTACTCGTCGTATGCCGATGCCGTACTCGCAGGGGTACTAATGGCCCAGAGTCCTGAACAACAAAAACAGTATCATGTTACAAAGTCGTTCAAGGCTCTGAACACTAAAGCCAACCGCACGGCTATTGATGAGTCTGAGTTTTCTTGGATTGAGAACGTCCAGCCTATCGGGTTTGGTAACCTTAAAGTTATACCTCAATCATCAAATGTTGGTGTTACATGGTCAAACACGGTCACAGAGCTGACCAATGTTAACATGACCAACACAGACTATATTTTGGCTTTTCAAGCCAATGGTGGAGCCGAAGCCTACAATCTAACTAGCAATTCTATTGTAACCATAGCTGCTGCTGGAACCTTTACAGGTACTGGTATGAGAGCCAAGCAATGGAAAGACGAACGTGCTATCATTACTGACCCAGATAAGGGCTATTATACTTGGGACGGGGCAAATCTTATTACTATTGGCTCTGTTGGTGGCATTGGGATAACCAATGTCGGATCTGGTTACACAGAAGCGCCGATTGTCACTATTTCTGCTCCTAATCAAGCAAATGGCAAGCAAGCAACGGCTGTAGCGTCTATTTCCAACGCTGCTGGCACTGTTTTGTCTGTTTTGGTAACGGCTAACGGTACGGGGTACACGACCCCTCCAACTGTAACTTTTGCAGCTCCTGCAAGCCAGTTTGGTGTTCAGGCACAAGGTTCTGCGTCTATTCAATCTGGAAATGTTGTTGTTATATCTGTAACAAACCCTGGTTCCGGCTATACATCTGCGCCAGCTATAACAATTTCAGGCGGTGGAGGATCTGGTGCAAATGCAACTGCCGTTCTTGGGTCTGGTATTGTCACAGCAATTTCGCTTACAGAGGCAGGTAGTGGATATACTTCTCCCCCTACCGTTACAATATCTGGTGGTGGTGGAAACAATGCTACTGCTGTCGCTGGCTTCTTATCTTTTGCAAAAGGAACTGTCGGAATCCTTGTCACGGCTGGAGGGTCTGGTTATACCTCACCCCCAACTGTAAACATCACTGGAGGTGGCGGTGCTAATGCTAATGCTGTGGCTATTGTTAACGGCGGGGCTGTTACTAGCGTTGTCGTGGTTAATCCTGGTTCTGGCTATACAAGTAATCCGACAGTAACCTTTACGGGTGGTGGCGGTAACGGTGCCTCTGCTACAGCCATTGCTACCGTTGACCAGAATGTTGACATCGCCTCGTTCCAAGGCCGTGTTTGGATTGCACAGGGTCGTACGGTCTTTTACTCGGCTGCGGGCCTGTACAACGACTTTGTGAGCGTTTCGGCTGGTAACATTAACCTTGCTGACGATACGCTGCACAGCAACATTAAGTCGATCATATCTGCTAACAATTTCCTGTATGTGTTTGGTGAAAACTCAATCAACGTGTTTTCGGACGTTCGGGTGAGCGCAACGGGAGCAACCCTGTTTACTAATACAAACGTGTCTGCGTCGGTCGGATCTCGGCGCATTGATGCTATTTTCCCGTTTTTTCGGTCTTTGTTGTTTGCCAATGACTATGGCATTTATGCCCTTGTAGGGGCAACAACCAGCAAATTATCGGACGCTTTAGACGGCATTTACCCGTTATTTGACTTTACCAAGCCTGTTACGGGCGGTCAGGTGCTGTTGAACAACATCCTCTGCGCTGCTTTTCAGTTTTGGTACAACGACCCTGTGCAGGGATCTCGGCCTATTCAATGCGTCTTTTTTGACAAAAAGTGGTTCATTACAAGCCAAGGTACGCTTAACTATTTGACTTCATTGGCAAATGGCGGTGGCGTTTTTTTGTATGGCACGGATCAACGCAACCTACTAAAGTTGTATAACGACTCTACAGCTCCTATCCCTACTTATACTCAGACGGCTCTTTGGCCTATGGGCGATGTGATTAGGGATAAACAGGCTCTAAAATGGGGCATTGAAGCCATTTTGGGTTCTGCTGGTAGCACCATCACGGTTACGGTGGATAATGAGACTGGATTGGGCAATGCTGGCACTTACAGCGCTACCAACTTAATTGCATGGCAGAATAATTTAGCCCAAATTATTGCATGGCAAAACAATTCAAATCAGCAAATTGGCTGGCTTGGACCCATTACTGGGTACTATTTGTACAAGAATGATGCCCAACAGTATGGAAAATATCTCGGACTTACGCTAACATCTAATAGCGCAAACTTTACTTACAGCACGTTTGAAATGGAATATGAACGTAGAGCGAGGTTCTAATGGCACTGCCTGTATCAGTCCCGTACGCATTTGCTAATGCCACGACGACACAGAACCTGTCGTATCTGGATTCTAACTTCAATGCGTTGGTTAATGGTTTAAACGGTCTTGCTAACGGTGCAAGCCAAATTAGCATTTCATCTATTTCTGCCACAGGCAATGCTAACGCAACGACTTATTTGCGCGGTGACGGGTCTTGGTCAACCGTTTCTGGTGGTGGTGGAAATGGAACCGTAACGAGCGTTAATGCCAATTCTACGGTGTCTGGGTTTACCTTCACAAATGGGCCTGTAACTACATCAGGAACATTAACTCTAACTGGCCCATCGCCTGGAGCCTCTGGAAATGTATTAACTAGTAACGGATCTGCTTGGATTTCTGGAACCGTATCTGTTCCTCAAGGAGCTAAGGCTTGGCTATCTTATAACGGTGGGACGCAAACTATAAATTCAAGTTACAACATTTCTAGTGTAACAAGAAATGGAGTTGGAGACTATACTATAAATATGGCAACAGCTTTAGCAACTTCAACTTATGCTGTCGTAGGTTTGTCTGGTACGGCTCCTAGTTACTCTTCTGGATATTTAGTTGAAACAGTAGATAGTGTGACGGCTAGAACAACAACTTTGTTTAGAATTTATACTTTTAATACAGCAGGAACAAACTCTGATGCCGGAAATTTACAATTGGCAGTTTTTGGTAACTAAGGATTTGTTATGTTAAAAGTTATTATATACTCAAATGAAAAAAACGCTGTTTCAGTTTGCATGCCAACTGGAGAATTGCCAATTGAAGATGTTCTTGCCAAAGATTGCCCTGCTGGGGCTATCATCGTTGATGCCAACACTTTGCCAGAAGCGGACAATGACTTCTTTGACGCTTGGCGGTTAAACGACGGCGTTGTGTCGGTTGACTTGACCGTTGCAAAGGCAATTCATTCTGCCCGTTTGGATGCTGCGGCTAAGTCAGAAGCACAGCACAGGGCTACCAATACGGCTATTGGAGTATCTAACAATTTGGCGGATTCCGACTTTATTGCTATGCTAAACGCCAAAAGAGCTGCAATTTCTGCTGCAAACTCAACATCTGAACTTCGCGCTGTAACCATTAACGACATTATTACGGGATAATCATGGGTATTCAAGCGTTTACACCAATGGGAAATACGGTGACGTTTACAGCGGCAACCTCCGCTCCTACGCCCGTGCAGTGCTTATCAACGACCATCGGTGGTACGCAATACCGTGTTATTAACAGCGGAAACGTAGTTGTTTTCCTTGGTTTTGGCGACACTTCAAGCCAAGCATCAGGCAATGCTTCGATTGTTTCAACGACTGGTCGGGCTTTTCCTTTGCTGCCAGGCACTGACGAAATCCTGACGTTTAACGCTAACCAGTACTTTACTGGTATTACAGCGAGCGGCACTGCTGTTCTTTATGTGACACCAGGGGATGGCATGTAATGTTAAAGACGGTTTCATCAGTAAGTAGCGGTGGCGGCGGTGGTGGCGGCGTAACGCAAATCGTTGCGGGTACAAACATCAATGTTTCTCCTGCTAATGGTGTTGGCGTTGTTACAATTAGTTCGACTGCGTCTGGATCTTTGACATACAAAGGAACATGGAACGCTTCTACAAACACTCCTTCTTTGGCTTCTGGAACTGGAACTCTTAACAACTATTACGTTGTTTCTGTTTCTGGAACGACAACTATTGATGGTATTAACATCTGGTCTGTTGGCGATTGGATTATTTTTAACGGCACCGTTTGGGAAAAACTTGACGGTAGTTCAAACGAAATATTTAGCACTATTACTGTTACTGGTAGTTCTTCAGCCAATACAAACGCTGGGCCTATTGCTTATGGTAATTTGTCGTATTCTGATACAGGCATCATTGGCTCGTTTGCAAACAGCACGAATGGATACATTCAGATTGTTTTGCAGAATACTAACAGCGGATCAAGCGCATCTAGCGACTATGTTGTTGTTAATGATACTGGAACTGCGTATGCCGATTTTGGCGTAACTTCTAGTACCTTTAGCGGAAACGGTGCTTTTTATCAGCCTAATTCACCATATCTTTATTCTGGTGGTTCTGATCTTTACATTGGAACTATTGGAGCTAATGCAGTTCATTTTGTTGCTAACAATGCAACAACTGATGCAATGACTGTTAACGCTAACAACACAGTATCCCTTGGCAACATTGCTTACGTTAATTCTTCAAATGCAAACGTAGGAACTTCTGTTGTTAACATTAACATGCTTAATGCGGCTGTTAACGGTCTAAACGCGCAAATTCCCGTTAATTATGCTTCTACAGCTAACCTTTCTGTTACCTATAACAATGGTGCATCAGGCGTTGGCGCTACTTTGACAGCGACTGCCAATGGCGCTTTGACCCTTGACGGTGGATCTCCCACATTAGGCCAGCGTGTTTTGATTAAAGATCAAACAACACAGTTGCAAAACGGCGCTTATACCGTAACAGTTGTAGGCACTACTTTAACACCGTTTATTTTGACTCGTGCTATAGATTACGATCAAAGCTCTGAAATTGCCGCTGGTGATGGTTTTTACGTCATTAGTGGGTCAACTCAAAGCAATCAAACTTGGGTGCAACAGACTGCTGCGCCAGTGACTGTAGGCACAACTGCTATTACGTTCATTCAATTTGGCGCTACGCCATCTACTTCTATTTTGCCTATTTCTCGTGGTGGTACAGGGGCAAATACGGCTGCTCAAGCGCTTGCAAATCTTGGTGGTGTATCAACTGGTAAGGCCATAGCTATGAGCATCGTTTTTGGGGGCGGTTGATATGGCGCGAATTTGGACAAATGAAATGAGGGATAAGCAAAGCGAGCGAATGAAGGCGCTTTGGTGTGATCCTATTGTCCAAAAAAAACATAGCCTTTCTGCAAGAAAAAAAGCAGATTGCCCTGATTGTGGCGAATCAGATGTGTCAAAATTTTACCAAGATCCCAAAGGCCGCCGAACAAATGCTCGGTGCAAAGAGTGCCACAAAATACATTGCAACAAAAACTGGCATTCAAAATCTTCGATTGAAAAGCAAGCAAGTCGTGTCAACGCTATGTATGGCATAACGCCTGATGAATATCGGAAAATGCATAAAAAACAAAATGGCAAATGTGCCATATGCAATGAAGAGCCATCTACTAAAAGATTTTTGCATGTGGATCACTGCCATGAGACAAATGTAGTACGAGGGTTATTATGCCATGGGTGTAATACTGCCATAGGTGCTATGAAGGAAAATATTAAAACTCTTCGCAATGCGATAGCTTATCTCGGAGGCTAATATGGCTAACCCAAATATTGTCAATGTTTCAGCTATTTACGGAACAACGTGGACGCAAGCTGTTGGTGTAACAGCCACCGCTATTGTGCCAGCCGTTTCTACAAGCACTGTTGTTAAGTTAGATGCTTTGTATGTTGGTAATGTTGATACAGCAGCATCTTACAAAATTACGGTAGACCTTTATAGGTCGTCAACGGCTTACAATCTTCTGTATCAAGTATCTATTCCTGCTGGCGCTGGTCTGGACGTTTTGTCTAAATCTATTTATTTGCAGGAAAACGATCAACTTAGATTGACTGCGGATACTGCGGGTAAACTTCAGGCTGTAGCTTCAGGAGAGGTTATTTCCTAATGCGTAAAGGAAATGGCGGCATCATTGGACCACAAAACCGTAGCACCATTACTGTTGCTGCTGGTATTTGGTCTATGGATGAACAACAGCAAGGTTTAGGTGCTAGAGATTGGCCTGGCACTCCTTCTGCATCAAAACCAAACCCTCCTAGTTTTTCTGTTTCTGCGGCATTTACGGCTACGATTAGCGGTCGCACAATGAATGTCAGTGCTGTGGCAAGCGGCACACTTGCTGTTGGTCAAATTGTCACTGGTCCTGGCGTTACTCAAAATACTTTTATTGAAGCGTTGGCTGGTGGATCTGGCGGCACTGGTAATTATACGCTCAACATTTCCCAAACTGTTGCCTCTGCAACATCAATGACAACTACAATTAAGTTGGCATCAACAACATCTATTACTGTTCCTTATACACTTGGGTATGACGGTGGAAGTAATATTACTAGCGTAACAACTTCTGTTTATGCAGGAAGCAGCAAAATAAATTCGGTAACAAATTTAACAAATCCAGTTACTATTGCTGGATTGCCTTCAAATACAATTTGTTCTGTTAACATTTATGCAACCAATGCTATTGGAAATAGCGTTGTTAGTACTGGTCCATATTTTCAAACACCTAGCGTTCCACCTGCTCCAACTATTGGCACAGCGTCTAACATTGCTGGCACAACCAATGCCAATGTTGCATTTACGGCTCCATCTAGCGATGGCGGTAACGCCATTACTAGCTACGTTGCGGTGTCTACCCCAGGCAACGTTTCGGCTACAAACGCAGCATCTCCAATTATTGTTTCAGGGTTGGCTGGAAATACATCTTATACATTTACAGTTGCGGCTACCAATGCGGTTGGCACTGGCCCTGCTTCTGCCGCTTCTAACAGTATTACTACACCTAATATTGTTGGAGCACAAATTCTTGCTGTTGCAGGTGGCGGTGGTTCTGGTGGTACTCAAGGAAGTAATGCAGCCGCAGGTGGTGGCGGTGGTGGTGGAGTTATTGCTAATACGTTTAGTTTAACTCCTGGCGTTACATATTCAATTACAGTTGGTGGTGGCGGGAATGGTGCAGTTAATATAACCGGAACGGGCGGTGTTTATGCTGGCGGTAACGGTTCAAATTCCATTATTACTGGATCTGGATTTACTACACAAACCGCTGTTGGTGGTGGTGGTGGTGGAGCTGGAGCTTCAACATTAGGTTCTCCATATATTGATGGACAAAGTGGTGGTTCAGGTGGTGGTGCCGGTCAAGGAGGGTCTAATGGATCTGGAACTTCCGGCCAAGGTTACGCTGGTGGCACTCCTGCTGTTGGAGGCGGTGGCGGCGCTGGTGGGGCTGGTTCTGGTGGATCTTCTGCTGACAACTATAAAACCCCTGCAAATGGTGGTGCAGCTCTTGCAAGCACTATTACTGGCTCAACCGTATATTATGCAGGTGGTGGTGGTGCGGGTGCAAATTATCAAGCATCAGGAACAACTAATGGTGGCTTGGGTGGTGGTACGTCTACCACTGCGAACAAAGGCGGCGCAGGTGATGGTGGGTCGTACACTGCTGGGTCTAATGGTATTGCAGGTACATCTGGAGCAGCAAATACGGGCGGCGGTGGTGGCGGTACAGCTTATGCCGCCGCATATCATTCGCCATCAATTACTACCAGTGCAAACGGCGGTTCTGGTGTCGTTATTATTAGTGCGCCAGTTGCCGCAACGGTTGTAACCGGTTCTCCAACTGTAACAACTTCTGGAAGTAATACTATTTACACCTTTACTGGTAATGGAAATATTAAATACTAAGGTAAAACATGGCACATTTTGCAAAGTTAGATGAAAACAATGTGGTAATAGAAGTTAATGTCGTTGCTAACGAAGTCGTTAACAATTTGCCTTTCCCTGACAGTGAGCCGTTGGGAATTGCGTTTTTGACTGAATGGTCTGGTGGATATTCTAATTGGAAGCAAACGTCATATAACAAAAACTTTCGTGGTAATTATGCTGGAATAGGCATGATTTATCGTTCAGATATTGATGTTTTTGTAAATTCTCAACCTTTCCCATCTTGGGTTTTGGATTCTAACGCTTTGTGGCAAGCTCCAACTCCTTATCCTAATGACGGCAAACTTTATGGTTGGAATGAAGCAACCCAATCTTGGGTAGAAGATACAGGTGCATGATGAGTCAGGATACCATTAACCTTATATTTACAGCTTTTGGCGCGGTCTTTGGTTGGCTGTTCAAGGTTATTTGGGATTCTGTTCGTACATTGCAAGAAGACATTAAAGAGATGGAGAGGGATCTTCATATCAATTACATCAGCAAAGACGACTACAAGGATGATATTGCTGAGGTAAAAGATATTTTGAAGCAGATCTTTGCCAAGCTAGACACGAAAGCGGACAAGTGAGTAGGAGGCTGCTATTAACTTTGAAACGCTTTCACTTGTTGAGTTCGGAGATATTGAGGGTCTAGACGTTTTCTTGTTTGAAAACTCTACCCAGCATCAGTTATTTCGTGACACTTTTTTTGACCAAGGGATACAAGTTCCAGCGTTTCCTCTGGTGTATGCTGACCCTGAAAACCTAGACGATTGGCTGCTGGCTCATCAGGTTGAGCATCAGTTTTTTGCATCGCAACTAGGTTTATCTAATCCTTTTAATATGCTTGACGCTGATTGGCGAAAAGAGGATGATTTTTACCAGTGGCTTGCGGAGCATGTGCTTGCTCACGAGCAGATTGCAGCGTCTTTGGGGTTAACGTAATGGTCGCACCGGCTCAACCGACAATTGGTAAAGCGTCTAAAGACAAAGACGTTATGGGTGCTATGCGTCAGAAAAAGACGGGCGCTAAAAATCAAAACGTCAAACTTAACTCTGCTCAAATCATTCAGTCATCGGCTAAAAAAGAAATGCCTGATTTGGACATCAATAAGTTTATGTCTACGTTGGGTACTATGGTGCAGCGCAAAATGGTTCAGTTGTTGCAGATTGGCAATACTGTCTTTTTGTTAAAGCCAAAGTCCCCAACAGAGGTTGAGTTCCATACTTTTACCGTTGAACCACCAGAATCTTTGGTTAAGAGATACCAAGCTGGGGTTAACAGTTTGAAAGAAATGGGCTTTAAAAAAGCAGTTTCTTATGCAACTTCGCCTGCTTTTAACAAAATTGCCCAACAAACTGGCCTGCCTGTGAAAATTTCGCAGTCACAACAGATGATTGGTGGTAAAATGGTTCCTGCTTATAAATATGAATTGGATCTGTAATGCCCGCTGTTGCTGTTGTCGCCGCTGTAGGATTGGGTGAATTAGGTATCACTGCTGGTGGTATTGGCGCAGCTTTGCTTGGTGCAGAAGCAGCATCAGCTACAATTATTGGCGCTACGACTGTTGGCGAAGTTCTTGGTGGAACTATTATTGGGGCTGGAACTAGTGCGTTGTCCGCTGCTGTTCAGGGCGGTGACATTGCTCAAGGCGCTCTGATTGGTGGTTTGACAGGTGGTGTTGGATCTGTTGTCTCTGGTGCTATTGGTTCTGCTTTGACCCCTGAGGGCTTGCAGGGTCCGATGTTAAAGCCTGAAATTGGCGGCTCGTCTTTAGCTGGTGTAGCTGTTCAAAAGGGTTTAACTGGCGCTATTACAGGTGGGTTGGGCGCTGGTCTGGCTGGTGGTGACATTGGTCGCGGCGCTCTCCTTGGTGGAGCTGGCGGCGGTTTAACAGGTGCTTTGTCTGAAGGTTTAGGTTTAAGCCCAACTGAATCTAAAGTATTAGGTGGTGCTGTTTCTTATGGTTTAGGGCAAGCATTTGCTCCAGATACAGCAACTAAAAATGCTGTTACGGCATCTCCAGGTGTTTCAACGTACTCTCCAACGGTGAGTGGCAAAACTGCAACACAGACCTCTACGGCCCCGTTAGGCGGTGCATTGCTTGCATCCCCCACTTTAGGGTATACTCCTGGCAGCAGTTTCTTGGGTGGCACTGATAGCAGTAAGCCATCTCAAAATGTTTGGAACCAAGCGTCCTTGAAAGAGGGTGCACAAGTAGGACCAGGTAGCGATGGCTCGCAAGCACAATCTAGCTGAAGTGTTACAGACTGAAGTATCTGGCTCTATGCCATTGAAAACACTTGCAAAAGTGTTGGCGAGCAAGGGTCGTCGCGGTGACACCATGCTGGCGCATATCACACCTAAAGAGGCTAAAAAGCTAAAAGCAATGGGCGGTTCAGGTACAATTAACCCTGAAACTGGCTTGCATGAGTTTGCAGAAGATTTTGGCGCTTATGATCTCACGCCTGTTGACGTTCCATATCAGGCTTCTTTAAGCACAGATGTATATCCTCAACAATCTGGCACTGGGGTATATGTTGCTGAAACTCCAGGGCAAACTCAACTTGCCGAGCAGTTTACTGGTCAGGTCCAAGATCCAATACAGGGGTCTCAAGGTCAATTGTTGTTAAGCCAACAACAGCAGCCTTATCTTGATAATTTATATCAATCCGCATTTACTCCAGCGCCACAAACAATGACTGGGTTGCAACAAGGGTATTCTGATCGTCCGTTGCAAGATATTCAGGCTCAAATTCAAGCTGCTGCTGGTGGTGGGGCTGTTTCTCCTACAGGCGCTACAACTGACATTGGCACTCCCGCTACTAAGGCAGCAGATACTTCTGGGAAAACCGAAGAAGAAAAAAGCAGCATAGAAAAACTTTTATCAGGCAAAAACTTGCTTGGTTTGGGCGTTCTTGGTGCTGGCGGTTTGATGGGTTACATGAACCAGCAACGTGCTGCTGAACAGGCTAAAAACGCTGCTGCTCAGATTCAAGCCGCTTATGCACAAGCTGCTCAGTCTCAAAAAGACCTTGCCCAGCCATTGATTGGACCTGGCTACACTGCTCTGGCTCAAGCGCAGCAAGGCGCGTTGTCACCTGCCAACCAACAGGCATATCAGGCTGCTCAGGCTCGTGCTGCTCAAGCATCTGCTCGTTCTGGCGGCGTTGGTGCAGTGCAAACATCTTTGCAGGAAGAAGCGTTCCGTCAACAGTTGTTAGCAAATCAACAACAACAAGCGTTGGCTTTGTTGGCTCCTGGCAATGCTATGTTGCAAGCAGCTATCAATGCACAGTTGCAAGGTACAACACAGAGCCTCAGCACTCGT